GGACGAGCAGCAGTAATATCAAAAAAAGCATCCAATAAGAGCTGCTGACCATTAGCACTAGCACCAACAGCTAAGTTACGAGACAAAGGTGGAGCATCTGCAATAAAAGTACCGCTCAATGTAGGCAAAGAAGTGAATTTTTGCGCATAATGCCATGGGTCAATAGTACCCGCACTAGTAGATTTAAATAAACCAGTAATCTGCGAGGGGTTATAACGGTACTCTGCCCAACGCTCTTGATAACCAAAAACCGAGTTGTCTTGAGTGGAATTACCAGTAACATAGATTTCCTTATTCAAAATAGCTTGTTCACCGAGAGTAGCAAAAGCAGGAAAATAATAATCATAACGAGTGGAACGAGACCATAACTTACGCAAACCCTGCTGGTAAGTAAGATCAGCTCGTACAGACACGAAACCAATAACATGACCGTGCTCAACAAAAGACTGCGTAAAACCATGACCATTAGCCATATAAGTTCCAAAAGCAGCCAAATTACCTTGCGGAGTAGACGTACCTGAAGCACCAGTACCTCCAGTTTGAGCAATAGGCGAAATATTAATTAAAGTAGAACCACCTCCCAAATATTCGGGACGTTGGAGCCTGGCATCAGGGCTACGAACACCAAAATGAGCAGTAATAATTTCAGTATAACGAGTTCCGCCCCGAGCATCTCGCTCCAAAAGTTTCTGAATCTGAAAACTTTGACGAAGCTGATTGATAGTAGCTGCAGTGGCAGTCGACAAATCAGCATAAAGACCCGTTGTGTTACCCCAACGAAGAGTAGAACCAGCACCAATATCAGAACCGGCATAACCCATAGTTTGACCAGCTCTAGTAATCATAACGTGCTGTTCAGTATCACCACTAACAAGTGTAGGTTGAATGCCGTTTGATACAACTGGTGCTGAAGTACCTAAAGGTAAAGTAACTGCGTTACCGCCTTTCTGAGGCCAAGGCAAGGCAGAAGTAAAATAATCATGACGCTTACCGCGACGTTGCAAAATATAGTTTGAAGCAGCAGAATAATCAGGTGCATCATCTTTAGCAACCGTTATCGAATTTTGTAAATTCTGATCTCTAAACCACTGATTCCAAATCAGTGAACAAGCTCTTACAGGGAGCGCAGAATGTGAAACCGTATTACCAGCCCCAACTTGTCCGACAGTAGGCAAGCCAAGATAGTCTTGCAACGATCCAACTGCATAACCGCCAGTTGGGGAAATCTGTTGAGGGATAGAGTAGGAAATAGAATCGGAAGGGTTATCTTGCTCCCCCATAAACTTAACCCAATTGTTCCATACCAAACGGTTAGGAACAAAGAAAAAGAACGAGTCCAAATGGAGATTATCCATAACTGGGAATAGCGGGGTAGCCAAACGCCCGAACATAGTGACTCGACAATTGAACGTATCACCTGGCAACACCTCCTCACACATAATAGGAACCAAATAACCACTATCAAAAGTGGTCTTTAGCGTTTTCTGCATAGAAAACTTAGAACGCGGAATATCCGCTTTAGGAACCATCGCAAAATTATGCGAACTGACAGACTGGTTATGAAACATTAAAAACTCCTAAAACAAAAAAGCACCCCCGAAGGGGTGCAAGGGTCAAACGGAATCGTTTGTACGAATTACGTCCTTACCACGGACGAGAACAGTAGGTGAACCCTCTCGAATAAAAGCACCATTTGTATCGTCAAATTGTCCCAAGAGGTACAAATCGAAATCATCAGGATGCTTATTAAGAGGATTATCAGCAGCAGAGCGATTAACTTCATCAGTAAAATCACGAACCGCAACATTACGGTGTGGAACAAAAAAAGGACGGTTGAAAACTTCAGCCGCACGATCCTTAACAGAAACTATGAATTGCAACATTTGATTGACCTTTTATAAAATACGTTTTGATTGATTTACACGTGAATCGCTAACATTTTTTCTAGCGATCTTACGAATTGGCTGATTTTCATACATCTTGATTTCGGCTTCCATATCAGACCTAGCGGACTGCCGAAACTGCATATCCAAACTTAAATCGTGACCCATCTCCTTTAACAAGTTTTTGTAATACCTAGGGACTGGTGCCCTAGAACCCTGTGTCGTAATAACACTTGCATGCGGAAAAACATCCGACATGAAGTAATCACGAAACCAACCTTTACTAATGCCTTTACTCATAATCATAAACTCAGGATTAGGAAAGATTAACTCTCCAGTCTCTTTGTCTTGATAAAGTGGAAGTGGCATTAGCTTGTCCGAAGCCTTAATTTTCTTAAGTATATACCTAGCGATATAAGCAGCACTCTCAAAATTTAATTCTCCTATTAGGTGATTCCCTATGGGGAAACCGTTGGCATCTGCCCAATGTTTAGCAACTGTAGCAGATATGTAAGTCCTGTCGCCATTAGCACTACGACCAAAAAGCACACGATCAGAATTAAAGTCCATTCCAAACAACGCAATATGAAAGTGAGGACGTCGGGTTTTTTCTCCATACTCGCCAGATGCTACGTATTTGAATTTCATGCCTGCTTTACGCATGCGCTTGAAAAACCGTTGTAGATCGTCCTTCCATAATTGTCCGTGTTCAGGTAGATGATCATCATCATACGTGAGGTTTAGCATACAGGACTCTTCGTGCATCATCTGTTCGTGGGTAATTCTTATCGCCCACTCCCGAGAATATGCCAGTCTGCACTCGATACATTGACCGCATTTCAGCGGACCATGTGTCGGATGAGACCAAAGAGAGGTACACACAATACCTTAGAAGCGGATACCACCACGCATGGGCGCAGTAACTATGTTAGCTACTTGGGTACGACCCATATGATGTTTAAACGTCTTGGCAGAACTGTGTTTATTTACAGGTGAACGTGACAGTGGTTTCATTTGAAGCTCCTTAAGAATTGGTGTCAATGGGCACAGTTACATCAAGTAACGAACTGTGCCCTAGCATAGCATTATTCCGACTTGGACGTCGGTTCCGCAGCTAAATCTTGCGATTTAGCAACGGCTGATGGAACAGCCAAACCCAAGCGAATCGCCTCTTCAACGTTTTCAGGATTAGTAAAAAACTCGAGGAACTCTTGGGGGCTGTTATTAAAACGAGCTCTTACTTTAGCGTCCATACGCATAAAATTTTCATCTGCTGAACGAACATAATTCATAGCAGTTTGATAGTCAAAATTGCCTTCAATATCCATATATTGAGGCATATTAGCTGGAGTAGGCAAAACTCCAGACTTCATAAATCGATCAACAATAGTGTTTATATCAGCTTCATCTTTAAATTGCTGTTGAGTCAAAGACTCATCCAAACACTTAAGACCAGACTCTTCGCTGGCTAAATCACGATCATAATTAAACGGGGTACGCAAAAAAGGCATTTCCACTTTTTTCATTTTCATTTCCTTTAAAAAATAACGAGACATTATCGGGTTTTCCGATATCTAGAACTACCTACCTGATTACCTTTATCATCACGAATAATGTTAGTATGTTCTTCAGTAGTCGACTTACCAGTTCTCCACGGTAAAAACTTATCAACCCACTCACTAGT